TCGCCTTGTGGCGGCTCTTCTACTTGGAAATCAGATAAGTCATACCCAAGGGCGAAAGCAGCACCCATACAGAAGATTTTCTGCTTTTCTCGGTCGCTTGGGAACAACTCGTTAGACTTCTGTCTTATTTCTTTAGGTAATATCATACGCCTAAGTATTTTTGTTGATTTTCTACATCATGCCGAATGTGAAGCAATGCGATATACTCGTCAGATGAAGGAAAGTCAAATCCTGTCTCTTCCTTAGACCAAGCACGAAAGTTGTCTATTGACTTGCTCATTTCGTCCTGCGTAAGGTCGGCAGAGGAACGTAGGTAAGTGTAAATCTCACCTGTGAACTTGTCTATCCCCTCTCTGACGAATATATCCTTGTTTGCGGTCAGCTTATAGAAATGCGTCTTAACTTCATCAAGTGTATAACCGAATTGTAAGCCGAAAGAAGATAGCATTGTATGTAAGTATTTGTTACTTTGTAACGAACGTCCTTTCTTCTCTGTAAGCTCAACCATCGAGCCTTTGTTTTGAAGCTCTACACATCTGTCACGGAACTTTTGAAGCTCCACTGCATTCTTTAAGTTGTACCACATATTTCACAATTAAATGCTTGCTTTATCATTTCAACCTTTGCATCAAAAAGGCAAATCTGAACTATCACCTTGCGCATTTGGTGGTGCAGGCTGACCGTTAGGCACTGCGCTACGCATAGCTTGTTGTTGCGCTTGTGCTGCGGCTTGCGCTCCTGCGGCAGGGTTGTTCGCTCCCCACTGCTGACCGCCTTGTTGGTAGCCTCCTTGTGGTGGCTGCTGCTGTCCTGGGCGAACGACGTTCCAAGCCTTAATCGAGTTAAACCACTTGTCCTGCCATTGCCTTGCATCAATATCAAAAGAAACAGTGATTGTCTCGCCGCCTTGGATATTGAATTGTGCGATGCGGTCAGCACCGAATACCTCGAAGCAAAGATGCTTTGGGTATTGTTCTTGTGTCTCAATTACGTATGATTGTGTTTTCCACTCGCCACGTGCAGATGTTCCTGTACGCTCTGGAAGGATAGCAATCACTACACCTGTCATTTCCATATTTCTATAAATTAATTATTTCGTCAATGAATTTGTTAGCGAGGACAACCCTGTCTTCCATCAGTTTGATGTCTTCCTCGTTGCGCTCGATTTCAGCCCAATGGATAGGCTTTGATAGCCAAGGGCAATACGTTATAAAGATACCCGACTTAGCGTTGGTGCAGCTCATTTCAGCCATCATCTGCCAATAATACTTCGGCTCTGTGTCTTTGAGCGATTCTGCATCGTGGATAAGTGTTCGATACTTCATATAAGTATTGATGTTCGGACACTTGACCTCGATGATACGAATATCACCACCGTCACGACCGTAGATTGCTCCATCTGGACTTGCGGCAAAGTGAGGTATCGTGTCGTGCTTGCAAGAAGAAAGTTCGACAATCTCGCCATCGGGGAAATTCATATCCATAAAAAGCCGCTTTGCAGCGTCCTCTTGGTCTGCTCCCCATTGCATTGCCTTGGTGTTCACAGATACTTGGTCGATGTAGTCTTGAAACGAATCATCATCGTTCAAGAAAGCAGGATTGAAAAGTCGCTCACCAGCTATCTGATAGAGATAAGACTTGGCTGTTTCTGAAAACAACTCGTCTTTCTTTCTACCAGACTTCATTATGTCGGCGACCTTGCTCCCTGTTATGTTACCTATTCTGCAACGAAACCAATCTAAGCTACGTTGCTCGATGTTATCAACTATCATAGACTAAAAGTATTTCTTTTGAAACTTGCGGCGAAGATAGTTTGCTACTTCTTCTGGAGTTTTCAAAAAGCCTTCTTCGATAAGCATTGCTACCTGCTTTTCGAGTTCAAAGTATTCTTTCTGTTTCTCTTCTGTTCCATACTCATTGCGAAGCTGGTGTTCGTGACGACCTGTAATCACAAAATTGATACCACGCCCAATTATCGGCATATATTGCTTCATCTGTTGTGAAGTACTGATTTTGTTCATTGCAGAAGACAACTGCTTGTAAGCATCGCCAGCTTCGTTTCGATAAGTAAGCATTTGGTCAGAAACGAACTTCAAAACTTTTACTTTGAATGTCGGATTGAGCCACATAGCGAAATCAATAAAGAGAAGATGGTGCATCCAAGTACCACCGTTTTTGCCCCTTGTTGCTAAATAGGGAGATTTGTCCCCATTTAGATTTTCCTCTTCGCAAAGGGCTTTTATAAATTCTTGTGTAGCTTTGTTGGATAAATAATCCTTCAATTCTTTATTAGAAGAGTTTGCTACATTCCAAGCCTTTAGTAGCTCGGTGCTATTAAAATACCCATCTTTAGTACGCTGTTCAACCTTGAAGTCAGCAAGCGGTCTAATCATTATCTGATTTGTAATCATTTCTTATCCTCCTTCTTAGCGGCTGCTTCTGCTTTAGCTGCCTCCGCCGCCTTGGCTGCGAGATTTTCTTTCTTCTCACTTTCAAGATTGTCAACATACTCAGGAGCGAAAGCATCAATATCCAAGTCTTGAACATCTGAAACGTTAGTGTTCACTACAGATTGGTCGAACGTGATTGCTCGCTGCATTTCAACAGACTTAGGTGCAAACTTCAAGATGGACTTCAAGACAGTCTTCTGTGCCATAGCATCGAAATCAGATTTCCAAGGTGAGTTGTAACCCGCACGGAATGCTTGTGAGAATTTCTGTGCGTGAGCCTTAACCTTATCAATATCCCAGTAAGCGACCTTGGTGAAACCGTTCAAAAGCTCAAACTTAGCCATATAACCGATAACCTTATCAGACTTCTTCTGCTTCTTGTCGAAAACATAGTCCTCATCGAACTCATCACCCGAAATATACTCACCTTCGTGTACTGGAGCAGCGAGTATCTTCTTGAACTGACCGCTACGCTGGCAGAGCTGCAAGATGCCTAGGTAGCCAACCTGTAGTTGGCACTGAGGACCATAAGGGATAAGATATGCCTGTCCGAGCGTTGGGATAACCTGCAACTGCATCGTGGCTGCAACCATCGCCGCACCGATAATACTCATTGGCTGTGCCTTGCGAAGCTGTGGGTTTCCGTTAGCTACACTGATAACCGAACTCATAAAACTGTTAGCCATCTGTGGGCTACTCCAAACCTCGTTAAGTTTACCAACTACGGCAGGAGAGTGCATCAACTCACCTAACGACATACCAGTATTTTGTTGCTGTGTTGTAACTTGTGTTGTCATTTCTAATTTTTAAATTGTTATTTACTCATTCATATCTCCATTCCCAGTTACTGCAACAGTAGTCTGTGAACCTACGAGCCTTTGGATTGCCACACAAGCCAAGCAAAAGGCAATCGTGGCAGGAGTGCTTGTAGAATGGGTTTAGCTGACTTCTGTTCATAGTGAGAATAGATTAATGAACCTTATTGATGTATCGGAAATACGTTTCCACCCTTACCGAGCCTCCCTTTCCGTCGGGTCGGTCGTAGTAGTGAGGAACTGCATCGAGAATCCTCCCCTCGCCATCTTGAAAGTTAAGATACACGCTCTTCGCTTGCAGGGCTAGTACCTTGTCCCTGTCAAGCTCCATAAGGCAAGCGTGTATCTCTCGTTGGTGGAGAACCGCCTTAGCCATCTTTTCGGGCATATTGGCGATAATCTGTCCTACTCTACTCATCCGCTTCTTTTTTCTCTGTGTCGGAAGGCGCATGATGCTCGAATACGTCCATCACGTTCGTAAGGTTAAGACCGACTACATCGTAGTCTATCATCGTTTTGCCCATAACCTCATCAATGTAGCGAAGCGCACGTGCCAACGACTTAGCCTGTACGAGATAGGTAACGTTTGTACGTTTCTCCTTATCGCTCTTCTCGTCGATAGTGATAAACTGCAACTTTGCCTTGAACCACAAATCATCATCGTCTTTGTCTGAGAAGAAAACCTCATCAAAGGTCGCTTTCTTTGCGCTTGTCACTGCGGACTCGCCACTGATATATGCTGACATTTCATCAATGATTGATGATTCCGCCTCCGTGCAGGAAAGAGCATCCACAACGTAAAGTTCCTTTACGATTTTCTCGCTTCCGTCTTCCTGCGTTTTCTGATACTTGATTCTTGTCTCGAACCAAGAGCCTGTTTTTGTACGCATACATTAGTCCTCCTCTGAATTAAAGATTTCACCTAAGGTAGAGATAAGAGGATTGTCCTCACCGAGTTTCTTCTTCAACTCCTCGAAGGACTTCTTGGCTTTCGCCTTTTCCTCTTTCTCCTTGGTATTCTCAGCTTCAATACGAACAGCCATCTTAGTCTGGCTGTACTTGCAGAGCAGAATATCGAGTGCGAGAGCTACAAAGAACTCGTTGCTCGCATTGCGTTGTTTCTCGTCTTCAATCTGTGCCACGTCACGAACGAACTCATCAGAGTCCTCAACAATCAATCGAACCTCCTTGAACTCTTCAGGAGTATCCGCTGCCTTGAACGCCTTGTCGATAAGTGCTTGCTTGTCGATGATAACACTTACCTTAATCTTGTCGTTTGCCATAATCTTATGAATTTAATTAAACAATATGTTATTTCAATCTATACGAGCGAGCCAACTTCAAGTAGTGTTCTTGGTTGGCTCTGTAATATTCTCTTTGCTTTTGCAGTCGCTCCTCACGGTGTGCCATATAGCGTTCGTGGTCGAGCTGGCTGCGTCTTGTGTTACTTCTCATATAACTCAACTATATAAGTTACCGCATTGTTGCCTCCACCTTTATAGATGGTAGCACACAAACAGATTGCTTTATTCTCCCCCCCCCTTATCTGTTTTTTTATCAATTCAAGTTGATGATTTGCTATCATTTCTCAATCAATTCTAAAACGAATGGTCGTAAATCAAAACCACCTACACCATGCGAATAAAACGCTGTTAGAGTGCCGCATTTAACGTATGAGGGGGGGTGAACTACGACTGATTTGTATAGCGTTGGATAGAAAACTATTCTACGTTTCATATAACTCAATAATCATATTATCCTTTGATACGGAAGTAAGCGAAGATGATTTATCACCTCTCACCTCTAATTTCTGAAAGTGTGAGGAAGAAAACCAATCACCATCGCTACGACCTCGTATTGCTATCACTTGACTTCTCATAAATATCTATCAACATCGGATAAAGTTGCTTCTGTGAATAGTAATGACTTAACCCTGTTGTTATACAAGGGCATTTCAGATTACCCCCCCAATTCTCCAAGGGCTTTGAATAAGCCATACCTACGAGTTTAGCTTGTCTCATACATATCTTTTTCCTTTCCGTAGTAGTTATCGTGAAGCCTTTGTTTCTCCAACTCGTAGCCAATCGTGGCTATTTCTTGCTTTTCCTCATCTGTAAATGAAGAGTATTCCGAATAAGCATTCATATACTCCAATGCTTCATCAATGCTTACTTGTGGCTCTAAGAGATAGTCTTTCAGTTTGCTGTTATCCGTTTTCTCCATAAGTTGTGCGACAATACCATCTTTAAGGTAGTATTTATCCCCAGCTTCACATTGAAGAATATCCTTGATAACAATTCCACTATCCTTTGGCTGCGGTATATCTGTTTGGTATCGTGGTAACTCGAAAGGGTCTTCTGAGAAATCAAATAAACTTGTGCAACCCAAATCCTTAACCTTGATATTACTCCAATAGATACGCTTTCTGTTCTGTGCGGAAACCAACGCTGAATTGATATGTACACCACGAACACCGATTGCGTGAGATAAACATCGTTCCCACTTCTCCAGCATTTCAACGTTCTCCAAGAAGAAATAGATATTTGGATTGAACTTGCGTAATTCCGTTAGGATTCTCATATATTCCCAAAAGAGATAGGACTGACCCTCAAACTCGAAACCTTGCGATTTTAACTCCAAGTAGCGGTCGAGAGTGTAAATCTCCTCTCCTTGCGCTGTACTCATACCTTTCATCTTTCCGCTGAAGCTGAATGACTGGCAAGGACTTCCGCCGCAAATGAAATCAGGAACACCATATTCTTGCACCAATGCTGCCACATTAATATCAGTTACTGACCCAACTTGTATCATATTAGGAAAGTTCTGTATCTCTGCCTTGATTGCGTACTTATCTATCTCTGAACTGATAAAACAGCCAACGTCTATACCTAACTCCTTCAGTACGATACTTGCACAACCCATACCATCAAACAACGACCACACCTTGATGGGTCTATCAAACTTTGGCAAGAAAGACCAACAATGCTTTATTGTATCGCATTGCCATCCGTTTCCGTCTTGTTTGTAGTGTTGGCTTTCGGAAATACCGCTCCAATCGTACCATTCGGGAACACCTTGCAGTCTATCACATTCTGTAGGCGTGAGCCTTCTGATAGCCGCAATGTATGTAACACCATTGATAGTAACCTCGTGTCCTTGCTTCTCGCTCGGCATACGTGATTGAAAGTCTTTGAGCTGTTTTTCTCTAACCTTGTAGTAAAGCTCCGTTGCTAATTGTTTCTTATTCATATCTCGAATAACTTTAAGACAACAGCTTTGTCTGCCTGTCGCCCGAAGTTTTGTTGGGTAATCAAACATTTTGTCTTAGAATTACCCCCCCCCTAAATTCAAATCGTTCACCTGTCGTTGTTGGATATATGACTGCTTGCTTCATACTCATCTGGCTTCATATCTGCCACCCCGAACATCATCGCCAACGCTGCGCCAACAATGAATATCAGACAAGTGGCAAGGAAACTAAAAAATAATATGCTCATAATAATTTGATGTTAAGTCGTTCTGCGGTTATTGTGACAATATCGGTTGCGCCCTGCAAGTAAGAAACTGCGATAAGGTCTTGTAGTAAGATAGTCTCATTGACGTTATCCACGCCTTTCGTTAGCTTCTCTGCATAGGCGTAAGCCATTGCAACCGCTTCCTTACTGAACCTAAGTTCCAAAGCTGTTCTATTCTGTATCATTTTCCAAATATTTTCTTGTAGATACCTTCCCTTGCCTCTCTTGCTCCACGAACGTAAGCGGCTGCGGCAAAGTCCTTGCACTTATCCCAAAACTCCTTGTCATCCATAACGAGACCGTCACCAGCCTTACAGGAGTCAACGAACTCATACGCACGTTCCACAACATCTTGCGGAATGCCAGCGTTTATCATCTGTTTTCAGAAATCTGAAATCATAGCTCAAACATTTTTATCGGCTTTTTACCAATCGTTAGGTGGCAGAAGGCATTGATAGCCTCCGCCGCCACAACGATAAACATTAAACAAATCAAATACGTTATGTAAAAGAAATTCTTCATACCTAAGCTGTTATGTTGACAAAAGAAGTTACAAAATCATCAATCTTGCTTAATCTTGGAACAACCGCTATTTTCTTTTTCAGTTTAGAGATACGTTTTTTATCTTCGCCAAACATATCGAAGAAACTAACAACGCCACCAACGAAAGGGCGAAAAGAGTAGTATTTAGGAAGTAACGGCTTTATATAATTCAAAAACTCAACTATTTCCTTGTGATAATTACCAGCCTTCTGCAATTTACCTTCCTTGAAAGGTTTTGACCCTGTTTTTCTGTCGCTAAATACAAGGATGGCATTCACCAAAGAAAGTTTAGTTTCTTCCATAAACTGTTTCAACTCAACATAAAGCGGATAGCCTTTAGAAACATAATACTGAAACCATTCCTCTTGTCTCCAAGGTGAAGCACAAGTGTTTATCACTTTCATCGCTTGCTCTGGGTCACCATTGTAAACGACATAATAAATTGGCATTTTCTTTTCCTTGCAGACCGAAAATCTATTCTGTCCGTCAATGATATTCATTTGCTTGTCAACTATAATCGGACAGTAAGGTGTCAAATCTAGCTTCTCGATACTTTTTGAAAGCATCCTGTTTGTTCCTACCGCTCTGTTATACGACAAAAAATGAAACTTGTCGTAATCTGCTGTTACAAAAATTTCCATATACTCAACCTCATAAAATAAAAATGAGCCTCGGCAGTCGGCAAATTTCAAGTGATGCAAGTAGAAAAGATTCAACTCGGTATGTACTTATCGCTGATGGTCGGTCAGCACTGCCTCGGCTCTGTTTTGACCTATTCTAAAGAAATTTGTGGAGATTGGTGGAATCGAACCACCTCGTAAGCTAAGATGTGTGCAGTATTGCCAGCACGCACACAAATGGCGATTGAATTTGCTCCCATCCCAGTGGCTTTCGGTCAGACCCATAATAAAAACCCTCCTAATCGCTTGTATGTTCGTACTACCCAAGATACGTTAAACAATCTCCAAATGACCGACGGTTGCTGCCAAATTTTAAGAGTAACAAGCAAATGAATGCTTGCGAATGCTTATCCTTTTCCTTGCCCAAGGGAACAACCATCGGTCGGTGTGGGCGTTGACTACTGAATGTGTGAGAAGTTTGCGAGTAGTTTACACTGCTTATCAACTCTTGCCCAAGGAGCACACCCAGTAGTCGATTGTCGGGCTAGGTACTGATGTTATCTTTTAAAAAAGAAATCCAACCTAAAAGTAAGGGAGGCGTGTCCCAGGCTATTTAATCTCCTGCGCCTCACGTAAACGCCACGCCTCCCTTTGTACGTGAGTATATTCACTCGAAAAAATGAAAAGTATTTCCAAACAAAGCAATCGGTGCAGCGTTCCTACGCCTTTAATCCGTCGAGCCGCACACCAAGCTCCACCGCACCGATTGATGGTGTGCGTATGCTTACACTTTAAATCCTTTTTCCTCGAATGCCTTCACCGTCTGGTCTGCTTGCCACACCGCACCCATCGTGAACACCACCATAACATTGATGATGGCTTTCTCCGTTGCGTCCTTGCCAAGCATATCCACGGCGAATTTCCTTGCCGCATCCTTTAAGTCTGCGTTGCGGTCAAGAAAATCGTCAAACATTGATATTGTCTTTGCCATATTAAAACAAACTTGCTTGTGTATATTGTTTTCGTTTCTCTAACTGAGGCGACACCTCGAACAAATCGTTACTAACGTATCTCTTCACGTTCTCAACTCCTTGCGTATAGATTTGCTTCTTAATCTCGAAGCCATACGCCTTGCGCTGCATCGAAGCTGCTGCAACAATACTACTGCAACTCCCTGCGGTAGGGTCGATAACAACATCGTCGGGGTCAGTGAACAAACCTATCAATCGCTTCAAAAGTGGAATCGGCTTCTGAGTTGGATGGCTCTTTGGCATACCCATATCTCTCGGAAACTCCATACAATTCATAACCATTTCTCCGTGGTTGTTGAACTTTGGTAGTTTATCACGATAAAGAATCAATCCATACTCGCAATTACCAACAACCTTCATATTAGCTTTCAAGACTTGTGGAGAGTAATTCTTTCTGAACACCAAAGGTATGCAGCCTTTGAAACCATATCGCCCCCCCAATTCCTTGTAATAGAATTGTTGTTCCCATCCACAAAAGATAACCATACAAGGAGCTTTACCTTTCTCCTTTGGCTCTGGTCGCAACATCTGTGAGCAGAAGTGCATAAACTCGGCAGGACGGAAATCTTTGTCTGTATCAAAGAACTCTTCTCCTGCAAGGTCGCTCTCTCCGTTCTTGTTATCTCCGTTAATATACCAACTAGGATTGCTTGCATAAGCATTAACCCCAAGGTTATAGGGTGGGTCTGCTATGATTAACTGAGCCTTTGGTATGTTGCAGTGTCCGAAATTTTGAAAGTGTGTGTTAAACACTCCAACCCTATTGTGAAGCATACGAAACTCTGGCTCAATATCCAATTTTACATCTTCAACTGTATGTTTCATTTCTCAACCTTTATTTACTATTTTACAAAAGGAGGCTACGTTCCCTAATTTATCAGTGCAACACGTTTTTATCAGCCAAACTTTAGGAACAATTTACGTGCTGTGCATTTCAGCTCTTCCCAGTGAGCAACTTGACCTCCAATATAGATGCAGTCGTAACCGCACCTATGGGAAATTCACTAAACTATGGAATATAAATAAACTAACAACTTCGAGAATAAGACAGCGGAAGAGTGTTACCTCCTCCGCTGAATGTCATTCCAAGTCTTGCCTTGGATTGGCCTATCTATAAAAGAAAAGACGTTCACTGCGGTTTGCGTTGTAGGCATCTGTCCTACGCCAAATTCTTTCAATAATAGCAATCATAAACAATCAAATAATCTTCCGCTCAGGAGTCGATGGTAGTAATCTACAAAGACTGTAATAGCCTTTGAGCACTTCCATAAGAGCAACCTGGACTTTCACCAGGATGGTGTCCTTTACACCATAATATTAATTGTTAATACTATATTTACTTAAATTTGTTGTTCAATAAATGAAACAACGCTCACTTTAAAGTGAACACTACTCTCGCTCGAATAGCCTAAACTATAATGCTGCATCCGTCAGGTGGGTAGTCGATGATTCTCCACTCATTTTTCTTGATGTGGATAGCCTCTCGAAACACCATCTTCGGGTCGCCACGATGTCGTTTTCTGTTGTGGGCGACAATCTTGCTTATCATTCCCTTTGCGGTTATTCGGAACTCACGAAGGGTGTGCGTGTAATTGCTTTTCACGTCACAGACGATGATTTTATCTCCCTCAAAGAAGATGAAATCGGGCTTGTAACCGTGACCGCTCACCATCAATCTTCTATCGTACCGAACCTTTGTTTTCAGTTGCTTTGGCACTCTCATATAGATGGATGGAAAGATGTTCAGCTTCACTTGCCTGTGTATGCAAGAGACGTTCTTGTCTGCAAGGAGTATCTGGTGATACTGGCATTCTTCCCTGCTGTCGTACTCTGTGCCATCACGTGCCAAGTACTTGTGTTGTATTACTCTTGCCATACGCTAATAATCTTTGCACGATGTTTCAGAAGGATTCTTTACAAGTGAAGAGTAAGCATCACACCCGAACCTTTGAACCTCTCCAGTGGCATACTGGACTATGTAATCTCCAGTTCGGGCAATCAAGCTGCCCCTTGTGCAGTTATCCTTAATCTGCACCGTTATTTCCTTTTCGTCCTCGCTAACGTCTATCCTCTGCAAGTACTTTAGCTTTCTTAGCTTCGGAAGGTCGTCACGATGAACCCTAACACTATCTATTATCTTCATTTTATTTTTGATGTATCTCTGTTAAAAACCTTGGTGTAGGCTGACTTAACAACCTATCACCAAGGGAAAACAGTAAATAAAAATTCCAACTAATGGTTTTTGTAACTCCATCGTGGTCTCTGCGGTATCGAGCCGCATTCTCTTGGCTGGTAGGAAAGTTACATAAGTAACTCGGTCGGACAATTAAAATCCAACGCCAAGCGCATTACCTTTATGCTTTGAGACCTCAATCCTCTCCACTTGTCGCAAGCGAAGAGGAAAAAATAAATTTCAAACAATCTTTTATGAATTGGCTTTTATCACCTTTTCGTAAAAATTCAGAAACCACTCATCCTCACGAACGAATGGAAACACAAACAACCTTTTTAAAACTTAATAACTAATAACCTTCAAAATCGAAATAAATATTTAACCTATATAACTAAACTATTTTCCTCGCTCGGAAATAACACCAATGGGATTTATTACTTTGGAGGCGATGGAGGAGTCGGACCTCCGTCTTTCGGTGATAAGATAGGTATCACTGATTACCGATTGTGTTTTCCCACGACACCAATCGCCTCTTTATCATATGAGAAGAAAATTTATCCTTTTCACGTTTCCGTCCTTTCATTCCGTCCTTTCATTATTCATAACATATCCTAAATTCCGTTATGTTGTGTGCTTATAGTCGTCGAACCACTAGGCATTGAAGCCTACCAGTCGCACATCAGACTCAAATGCTGAAACCAACATTTGGCGAGACTCCTCAACAAGCGAAGCATATTAGGTTTGCTTTGTCCGCTTGGCAGGATTAATAACTCGTCTTTTCGTATTACGTGCGTCCTTTCACACCGTCATGGATTGTTAGTCTCGTGATGTTACTTTCTACACGCATACTTTCTGTGCATTTTCAATATTTCAAAGAACTTTTCCTCACTTTCATTCTTTTGTAGTCTCTGCGGAATCGAACCGTCGCTAACTGAACCAAAATCAGTTGTGCTGCCACTACACCAAGAGACCGTTTTGGGCGAGTGACAAACGAATCAAATAAAAGGTATGAACTCGCCCTAACCTCCACGCCTGGAGAATTTCACATATGAAACAATCAGAAGCGCATCACTGCGGTATTGTATGTTCACAGAACACATTTTATGTAGTTTTATCCAAAAGTACTACTTAGTACACTCTGTTACTCTCAATCAGATTGTCGATGTCCTCCTTCTTGAAGAAGGCAGAGTTACCGACCATATAATGAGGCAACGTTCCGCTTTTCCGAAGGCTCACGATGAAGCTCTTGCCCATACCAAGATATTCGGCGGCTTCCTGCTGCGATAGCCATATCTTCTCGACTGGGATTATCTGTATCTTTTTCTTCGGTGTCATAGGCTAGTCCCTTAATGCGAAAGTTGCAGCAGATAAGTAAGCCATCAACTCTATACAATCTTGTTTTGAAAGCAGAGTTTCGATTTCTTTGTCACAACCGTCGTTTATATTAAGTACAACAGCATCATAAACAATCGGGATTGCATCTTCAGTTTGCTCTGTTATAGTAGTTGTGCGAACTGACACGATTCTGTCACAAACAGAGCCTACCTCGGCAGACTCGAACATCACATTCTCTGTATTCTTATTTACAGAAGAACGCCTTGAAGACCAAATTCCGTGAAAGAAATTGCTTCCAGCATCTGCTATCTTTTTAAAAAAAAATTTTTCTTCCATAACTTAATCGTTTTGATTATTGACGCTCTTAACCATTTTTGAGACAATATCGAACATTTTACCAAGGAATCCGTGCTTTTCTGCAACATCAAGACTACTTTGAGTCTTTTTCTCCTTGTAGCTATTAATACTTATATTATAAGCATAATAGAGATTGTTATATATGTCGTGCCAAATGTCTTTCTGAGGAGTATTCGTAGCAGCTGCATATTGATTAACCAACCGACGAATTTTGTTACGCATTGAAATCTCGGGCACCTTATTCTCGGAAACCTCAGCTTCGAGAAGCAACTTCCCATTCTCGATACGTTCCTGTTTTATCTCTGCAAGTTCTCTCTTCGTGTCAGCAACATCACGCTCTACATTTGATAAGCGATGCTCTTGTTCTACAAGCTGATTAATTGAGATTTGTAAAATCTCCAGCTGTGTTTTTGGCTTCATCGCCGATTTTATCTCTGCTTCCATATTATTGAAAGCTTTAATGTAATCGAGCTTAAACTGCATTGCTTTCTTGCCAGTAAAACCCATTACCAAGAGCGAAAAACCATCTCTGTTCATCAAGAACATTGGATATGTTTGCCTATTCTGCTCATTCACGTAAGTAGTTTCCTCAAACATTGAGGTCTCGTCATTTTTAACGATACCATCGTCTAGTATCTTTCTTATTGCCTTCAACACATTGTCGTGCGATTTTTCAAACTTTTCGGCAACCAATAAACTACTTGTTACTGCCTGGTCGTTTTTTCCACGGAAAACTATCTCTTCCATTTTACCTCCTATATTTTTATTCTTTTACAAGCATCTTTTGCAAGAATGCTTTTTCATTCTCCAGACACTGCACTCGTTCTTCAAGTCGTGCCTTTTCAATCCGTAATTGGGTTGCATCATCGAGATGTATCATTATCGGCTCAATACCTTTCCCGTAAGCGAGCCATTGTAGGTCGATATTCAGCTTTCCACATATTGCCATCATTGCGGCTTTTGTGAAGTTGCTTTGACCTTTCAACATCTTTGATAGATTTGAGCAATCAAGACCAACGTCAGCCGAGAACGACCTTGTGGACTTATAATTGCCAAGCTCTATAATCTTCGCAACCCTCCGACGAACATCTTCTTGATTATACTCTATCTTCATTATTTTTCTTCAAATAACTATATTTAACCAAAAAAGTTTGGTGAAACGAAGCTAATTGACTATCTTTGCAGTGGATAAATAGCTTAGACGGTGTTTCACACTCCGTCCCACCTTTTTCGTCTTTCAGTGTTGTAACTGATTAACGTTTGCAAAGGTACGAAAATAACCACAAATAACCAAACATTTCAAGAAGAAAGTTTGGTTATTTAACCTATCTTTGCAAAAGGTGGCGCGTATTGTGTAATTTCTAAACAGATTTTAAGAATTATGAATGATATTGCGATGAACTTAAAGACTTGCTTCGATATAAGCAAATTCAAGTCGATGAGCCAGTTCTGTAAGGTGATAGACATAGACCAGTCCAACCTCAACAAGAAAATGAGTGAAAAGAACACTAAGTATTCTTTCACTAAAGAAGACATACAGAAGATATGCTATAACCTTGGGCTAAGAAAGGAATGGCTTGTAAACTCAGAAGGAGAAATGTTCGACGACAAGGCATCTGTAAATCCGTCTGACTGGGTGTTCGGCAAAGACAGGACTCCTAATATTAATATGGTGAACACAGATAGCGCACACCATAACAAACAGATTGTGAACGATACTTCCGACAGCGAGGTTAAGCTACTCCGAGAGCAGATTGCAGACCTACGAATGCAGCTTATCAACAAGGACGCACAGATTAAGCAGCTACTCGATATGCTTGCAAGCAACAAGTAGGATTGCGAACAATGTGCGAACAAGAAAACCATCAATACAATATAAATATTTATAAATCAGTAAGTTAATAGAGTTATATATGATTTCAGTAACAAATATGGTGATAACACCACCTAACTCACTGATTTTCAAGTCTAACATTTTAATAAAGCAACGCTAAAAGTCGTGAAAATCGCCCGAAAAGCCCCGTATTCCGTGTTAAATCATATAGTTTATGCGAACAATATGCGAACGTGCGAACAAACGACCTAAGTGTTTGCAGGAAAGGAAAACGACAATGAAGATTTACGTAAACAACAGAGACTTTAAGGTGTTCTTCGTAGTTACACACAAGTACAAGAGATTCAACATCTACACTGGCTTGCAGACAACAGAGAAGTTTACAGGTATGGTGTTCCCCAAGTCGGACAAGAATGCAAAGGCTAAGACGGCGAGACTAGCTAATCTATATACAAGAACGGAAGATTACATTCTGAGCCACCAGACGGACACGCCCGAAGAAATGAAGCTGCACATCGGTGAAATCATCAAGGGAGCGAAGAAAAGCGATGCAAGCTCGTTTGTAAGCTACATACGTAAGGTTGCGGATAGCAAGGGCAAGTATAACACCAAGCGCAACTATGAGCGTGTTGCACGAACCGTTGAGGCTTACGACAAGGACTGCACTTTTGACACAATCACCAAGAAGTGGCTTCTTTCGTACATCGAGCACGAAAAGAGCAAAGGTCGAGTTGTCAATGGCATACAGACTGACTTGCAGATAATGAAGTTCGTGTTCAACAAGGCAATGGAGGATGGACTCACGGACAAGTTTCCGTTCCGTGGCGTGGCAGTAAAGAAGGAGCAAACCAAAAAACGCTGCCTAACACTGGAGCAGCTACGAGCCATAAGAGACTTCAAGCTGACTGGCAAGAAGGCAATGTATCGTGATTGCTTTATGCTCTGCTTTTATCTGATAGGCATTAATATATCCGACTTACTTTTCTTGCCCAAGAACGCACTGAAGAGCGGACGTATATCGTACAAGCGCAACAAGACAGGCAAGCTGTACGACATCAAGGTAGAACCAGAGGCGATGGAGATTATAAACCGACATAAGAGCAGGAAGAAAGACTTTCTCCTTAGTTTCTTGGAAGAGGCAAATACAACATACACCAATAGGTTTGCCAACAATATGGCAAAACACCTACGCACCATCGGCGAGAAGGAGCGGCACAGCTACTATGTTACCGTCCACCCAATCGAGGAAGGCATAACAAGTTACTGGAGCAGGCATACCTGGGCGACGATGGCGAGCGAGATAGATATACCTATGGAGGTTATCGGTCGTGCCTTGGGGCATTCCCTTTGGGATAATGCGGTCACATCTACCTACATCAAGTATGACACAAGGAAGGTCGATGAAGCTAACAGAAAGGTTATTGATTACCTTAATTCAGATTTATTGTTATTTATACACTAAATAAAACTTAAAATGTGTTTTGAGTTTTCTGAAAGGGCAAATAAAAAAGGGGAGGCTACTGACCTCCCCGATTTTTTACTTGTCATATCCGTGCTCCTTTGCAACTTGCTTGTTGTGCTCGTCGCCTAAGATATTCTGTATCTGCTTTCTGTAAGCCAGCACACCGTCCAAGAACGAGTGAATATAAAGCTCGTTGTACTCGTATGGAATCGTAATAGGTTTCTCTATCCATTCCTTTGTTACCTGTACATTGTTCAACAACGCACCCACAAGCCTCTTCTTCTCGCAGTCGAAGCCTTGTGTGTAGCCAGCGGCAAACGGAGTGAGCGACTTGAAGAACGGTGTCGGTTGCTCACTTAGCTCCTGTAGTCTCTGTTTTAGAGTCTTTGTTTGATTCTGTTCCATCATTATTTTCCTTTTTGATTTCATCCATCATTTCGTGGAGTCGTTTCACCTCCTGCTCATAGACAGCCCTAAACGACTGGTCGTGGTTAAGAAACAGGCTGAGGCTCTTCTTGCGCTGCATAAAGTCAGCCTTATTCTTGTAAATCATACCCTGCAATGATGTCAGTCTGTGTCGCTGCATTTCAAGTTGAAGCTCATCATAAGCCCACTGAACAGTCTGAAAGGCTCTCTTCTCGTTCTCGTTGCAGTCCTTGGCAAGGTCATAAAGCTCCTTGTTTCTTTTCGTTAGCTTTTTTATCTGTCTGTTTTTCAAGAACAGAGCCAAGTTACAGAACGAAATCGCCAAACATAGAATACCGATAACCCAATCCGTCACAAAGAACATATAGATTGCCAGTACAGCGTATGCGACTGCAAATATTACAGAACTATCCCCAAGCCAATTCTTAATCTTTTCTTTCATATTCTTTTTCTGTTAAGTGTTTGTTCAATCTGATGTAGTACTCCTCCAGGCTCTCCTCACTTTT